CAGAAATATAAGTATGCTGTTCTCTTTCTTTATATATGTTACCACTCCCGGTTACAAAATTATAAAGTAGTGATTGTTGCCAACTACCATTGCCAAGTACATTTTTCACCACTCCCGGTTCAATGGCTGGAAGCCACAAACGATAACGGTCATGAGTCAGTCTCCTGTTTGAACTTGACTTACCTTTTTCAGGTGATCGCAACCGCTTTCGGTTGGAAAAAGTTAGATGTCTCCTGTCAGTTTGAAAGAAAGATTGGAACTGAAGTGTTGTTTACTGTCCAGACAGGAAAAGATTAATAGATTAAGTAGACACACCTGGCTTACAGTTGGCTAAAGACCCTGTGAGTCAGGTAAGAAACTTGAAGCACACATTGTTTGAACAGCACCTTTATTTATCACTTCATCATCAAGTTGAAATGCTTGCACAGCATTATTGAAATGTTACAGGATTCAAGTAACAAACAGATCAATAATGTACATCAACGTCTTCTGCGTTTCACAGTTCTAGAAGTGGTCACAGTTTTAGTTGGGGTAGCAGTCACAGCTTTACGCTTTCTAGAAGTAGTACCATTCAACAAAGTTGTTTGGTATGTAAACCTTCTGCCTAAAGAATACTGAGACAATTCATTAGACATTCTATCAGATAAATCCAAAGTCCAAAAGTTATACTTTTCATATGGATCTACTTTCTCTGTAGGTTGTGCTTGATCTGGACAACGAGTTGCCATAGAATGAATAAATCTGTAGGCATCCTCTATAGAATTAGCTGGTGGTGGAACAAAAGCTAAATTCCAATCCTCCAAAATAGCAGGATTCATAACATGTATATGAGCTAAAACATCAGCGTCTAAGGGCACTGAACAGAGTTGTACAATGATGCTAATTTCAAACTCTTGTGCATGTCTCAAGTAGTTCTTAAACTTAGTAGAATCATAAGTTTGTGGCTTAGCACCTTCTTCAGTATACATAGATATGTTAAAGTTTGTGCCATGTGTATTATCTACCATAGTTATAAAGACTTGATTTCCCCAAAGTACAGCATTATTCATTCCCTGAGCTCTGTGAATCCAATAAGGCCTACCAAAAAGTTGGGAGTCACTGGAATATAAAGAACCACTAGGTGTTCCAAAGTAAACTGAAGGAGATGCTGTTTTTTGATCCTGGTCTTGTCCTCCACCAAGAACATATAGTGTTTGATTCTGTTCATGTAATTGCGGTATAGCATCTCCAACAGTGCCATTACGAGTAAATAAATGTCTGAGATACATTTGTTCCCTCTTCCCAAAAAAGAAACATGAATCTCCATAGGGATCACTTGTCATCTTAATAAAATCTGGCCATTTGCATTTAGTGGCAACTATATCTAGAGGCACGTCTGACCTATCTTCCTGCAGGGCATCAAAGTTCATGGCCCCAAATCCTGTGTCACACATGTCCCCATCTTCTATGTAGGAGTTAACCACTTGTAAAGGAGGACAGTCACCTGTTTTGGGGGCGGGCTCTGCACAAGGTGTTGCCTTATCCCAATGCTCACCAATACAAGGAGTACATCCTAAAACAAATAACTGATTTTGTTTAGGATCCACAGAAACATTTTGTCTGCTATCTTTAGTTCCTTGAAAATATTTATTAGGATTTTCTGTGTCATTTAGCTTATTAAATAGAGGATGCCCTACAGTTCCAATGCCAATAGGTCCTCCTCTACTAATTTCCACTCCCTTTAACTTCCACACCAAGCGCTCAACTTCTGGGTTATAAACATCTGTTTCAATCAAAGCAAATCTATTAGGATCTGGTAATTTTAATCTAAATACCCTGTATTGATTACTGGAAACCTTAGGTATTAAAACAGTTTGATTAGCATCTTTTACAGGAAAGTAAGGGTGTCCAACTGTTAGTAAACGGTCAGTATTTGCATGGAAGTATATGGGTTTTTCTTTCACATATTCATCTGTACTGTAGATTCTTGCCACAGGTTTTGATGGCGGCAGAAAAACCTTCCCAGTAGTAGGTAGCCAAACAGCCATCTGAAAAAAATTACAAATAGTCATCTATAATTCGCTTACGCTTTCTTTTCAAGCTGGGATGCAAAATAAAATCAACTGAACTAAAAGGATCTATTATTATAGCTGGCTGCAGTGGCTCAGTAGGTACAGGATATATAGTAATATCATCATGATATTCTGGATAAGAAACAAATAAACCATCTCCTACATCCTGTACAAACACACGTAAAGCCACTCCTGGAGGTAATGTAGGGACTGTCATAACACTTCTCCTGCTGCTAGAACTAAGTACTAAATGAGAATCACTAAAGTTCTCTGTCTGTGGATCTACTAATGCTTCATCTGGAAATAAAACATCTTCATCTATATTACTAGCATCAACAATAGTGCCTTCAGCTAAAGGATTCAAAATAGATGCATCTCCACTATGGTGTCCTAAATTCGTTAATTCTATTGCCTCTGCTGAATCAATAGTGCTGAAGTCATAATAAAAATGCACTTTTTGACCTATTTGAGTTCCACTTCGAAGCCTAATAGTTCCTCTCTGGCCTAATCTGCTTAACCTAATGTTGCCAGTGTCTGTTTCAGAAAATGTAGGTCGACCTAACCTGATAATATCTGCAAAGTCAGGATCTGGAGCTGCAGTAGCCAATTGAGACACATCTTGTTCAAACACTAAGCTTACATCATCAGCTGTAAAGGCGGGATTTTCAAATTCAAAGGTGACTGCCTGTCTAGGTCCCGCCACAAATTTTGGGTTACGAGTTCTGACTTGTTGAACTCTCCTATTATAATATTCTCTAGCTCGTATTAAAGCACTCTCTAATTTTTCTTTAGGAGTGCTAGTTTTAGGGACAGGTTCCTCAATATCAAATTCTAGTCTCTCATTAAATGTTTCTAAAGGTATTTCTTCTAAATTTGGCTCTACAGGTATATTTCCTCCAATAAGCGTCCCACCAAATGCTGAATCTACAAACACATCCGTTGTGTTACTAGGTTCTGGCAACGTTGATGTGTGAACAGATACAAATGTAGGATTATCAAATGAGCTAGTGGCAACTCTTTTAGGTGTTGAACTCAAAGTAGGTTGAACTTCTAATACAGCAGCTGTATCATCAATTGTGGTAACTGTAGGGGCACCACCAATATTAATAACATCAGACACAGGATCAGTTGTGGTGATAACAGAAGTCTCTGGTATCCCTAAGTCAGGACCTGCAGCTTCGGTTGTTATATCAACTTCTGGACCAATTTCTGGGCCCACTTCTAATAAAGGAACTAAAGAACTAGAAGATGGATTTACTGAATCTACTGTTATTATATCAGGTGGTCCCACTGGATCAATGACTACATTAGGACGTATGACAGTACCTCCAGAAGTAACTCTACCCCCACCACTAGATCCAGTACCAGCTCCTAAGGGCCTATATCCCGTTGCACCCCCAGTACCCCTTCCAGTCCCTATACCCAAACCTCCAAAATATACTAGGCCTCCAAAAATTTTTAATAAAGTATCAGCAAGTGTTGTGCCTTCAACTTTATTTTTTACATCATCAGGGCAGTTACCACTAATGCGACATTGGTTATACAAGTTTGTAACAGAGTCTCTCTTAGTCCTTTTTCTTGCTTGAAGCATATTAAAGACGATCTAAAGAACCAAGACTATATGTTGTGTCTTTAGGAAACTTCACTGTAGCTAAAAAGGCACTTCTTTGTTTTTTATCATTAAATGCAACAATCATTCTATTGGTTAACCCAGATTCCTCATCCCCAGCCCAAGCAAAGCAGGTACTAAGCTTATGAAAAAGCTTATGGTGTTTATCTTTAAGCCTTTTTCGCCAGCATTTAAGAACATTAGCACGACCTCCAACAAAGACTATAGGCGGGTCCCTAGCTTCCTCTTTAAGTCTTCCAAGTCTTCCACAATGCTGTCCTTTAGGTGATCTATGGCTGCTTCCCACTTCTTCAGGAGACGGCCAATCGAGGTCTGCGGCTCCTCCACTGGTACAGGGGTCTCTTCGTCGTCGTTTGGTGGTTGTTGATCTTCGTCGAAGTCTTGTTGAAGTCTCCTCCTCGCTGGAGGCTTGCCTGGTGTGCCTGGAGGAACTCTGGCGGAGTCGCTTCCTACTCCTCTGCTGCTGTGGCGACGAGGGTGGTCTTCTCGTGGGGGAAGCCAAGGAGTAGGTGCTCTCCCCGGTGTCGGTGTCCGTTGGGTCAGCAGGAGATCCGGGCTGCCCAGAGCTAGTGACAGAGGAGGCATAAAAAGTTTTGTTTTTATATTTGACCTGCCATGTTCCTGTTTTGCTGAATCGAGGAGCATCATCCTCAATCAGCACATAATATATCTTATCAGTGTCTGTTTCATAAAACAGGCCATGGTAATCCGCTTGACCTTCCACCTTATGCCATTGTCCTTCATTGTCCTGGTAATATATATATTTCCAAGCAGTGTAGGGAAAGTCATTGTCCTCATCATTATCAAAAATAACATCAACAGTAAACCCGCCTTTTTTAAAAGTGTGTTTAGGTGGTGCTAAATACAGTTCTAAGCTGGTTTCAGTTAATGACCAAGATTCAGATCCGTAAGGGGAAGCTTTTAAACTTTCTAACTGTAAATACATCATAATAGCATTTTTAGCTTTTTGTTCTGCTGCAACTAAATTTGGTAAGGGCTGCATGCCAATTCTTTGCAACCCATGTTTGCGTGCATAATACATTAATGCTGCTTCTTTTCTAAGTAATTTCCAATGTGTGATTTGAGCATCAATGTCATGACTGCCCTCCTCATAAATTTGTAGCAGCTTCTCTTGTATTAACTCGTATCGCTCTGTCAACTTCTCCATCTTCACTTTCCAAGGACAGATCTAACTGTTTTTCAAGCTTAACAAAAAAAGATTTCCACATAGCATCAGTAAATTTGTAAACAGGGTTTTTGAATGTATCAAGTGGCATGGTTCTATTAAACTTAAATATAGTAACTCTGCTTTTTAGATATTTATATTGCTCATCTGTACTAATATCTTGATTTGATGTTATAATTAATGGAGGTAATTTCATTTGCATAGGGGTTTTATGCTTAAAATCAATGCAAAAAGGATTTCCATCAATTGCTGTCCTCATATTAATATCAAAATATTGCCAACAGGCATCTGTAGCATCATCTAGTAAAGCTATTTTACATTCTGCTAAAGGTGAAAGCCAAAATTGACTTCTACTATTTACAAATGATATTACTCTACCTTGTAAGAATCTAATTAAACTAAAACTTAGCAAAGATTTTCCCGTATCTGGTGGACCAACAAACACTAAACATTGTCTTTTAGGAATACATTTCAACATACTTCTCATAGCAGTTAAAAATGCAATCATATTAATTTCCTGATATTTTAAAAATCTAGCTATTTCTTTCCAATCACCTTCTTCTGTAACTTCTCTACAACATTTTGCTATCCATTCTGACATTGACATTTGTTTCATCTCATATCTTTTATAATTTCTCACCATTTGAGTACAATCTTTTAAATACTTTAGTTGAGAGTTAGATTTTAGCCATGCAGCAGCATTATCATCTTCATGTGCAATAGAGGCATACTCATAAGCTATTTGCCCTTCTTCTGACATATTATTATCTAATGCCCACTGAATCATTTTAGATAATTCAAAAGCTTCTGCTTCACTCTGATGATTGACTTGTGTTTGTTTAGCTATCCAATCTGGAAATGCTCCAAACACGGTAGATATATTAGACATACTTTGTTTATAAAAATATAATGCTGTCATAGTACTTCTTAGTCTCGGAGGATCGGCTAAAAAACAGTACTTTTCTAATTGTAATAATTCCATCATCAGTTTCAATAAACAATCCCTATTTTTAGTACATTTAAATTCACATAAGTACATTGCTACAACTGTAGGTCCCAGATTAGTGCAAATAGTTTGCACAAATGTACAATGAGGTTGCAATAACAATTTAGAACTTTCAAATAGTTCATCAATAACTCCAAACGCAACAATCACCCAGTTAGAACAACATGTCCTATCACTTCTATAGTTTCTTATGAGTTCATTATACCCCACACCAAAATGTTCTTTAAATTTAGCTAGTGCAGTAGCTTTTTGATTACTACTGCGCAACAATAGTTCTGAAATGCTGCCGCCATTATGAGATTGTGCTGTTTCTTTCTCTACGACCGGAATGGTGTCATTTTCAGTTACAGGCTGCTCCTTTACATTTTCCCCCACTACCTTAACTTCAACAGAATCCTCAGCTTCATATCCACTGTCTTCAAAAAGCCGTTTTTTGCTAGCTCTGTTTTGTGGCGAGAGTGACACGGATGCCAGTCGTGGACTCAATTCTAAAACTGCGTCTTTTGAACACGGACTGATTAGCTTTCGTTTTAGGTAACTCAACTGTTTAGCACTGTCTTGGAACACATGTTCATTAAACAGTGCCAGGGAATTTCCCTGATCGACTTCATCATTATCTATAAGCTCTGAAATGTCCGTATCGCTGTCACTCTCATCAAAAAGCTTCTCCAAATCATTTAAGTCATTGTCACATTCAGCTTCAGTAACTACATACCATTCACTACAACCTTCTAATAAATTTTCAGTACCTCTAGATTGCTCTCCCATCTTGCAGGCTGCTGGAGCACCTCGGACACAAAATGCGAAGGTCTCCAAACAGGAGGCGTTGGAGCGTCCGAATGCCACTTTCGGAGGCTACTACAAACAATCGCAATCTAGCAAAACACCTGTCACAGTTGGTGACAACGCGGTAAGGATCCTGAACTGGATCCTCCAGCTCCGCCTCTGTAGGTAAAGTCTCGTTGCAAAGCAGGTTCGCAGGTAGAATAAGCTGCTCTAAATCTAGGATTATATCTTTTATGGTAGGCGCGTCCCCAATCATTCTATCTCACTGCAAAATCTACAACAGCCTCTCCACCACCCTCTTATGAGGTGAAATTTATACCCTTTTTCTGAATAAGCAAGTTTTTCAATAGAATCAAGCAATTTCAAACAAAACATACATCTTACAGTTAAACCAAACAAATTTTTTCCAGTCAAATGTTGTAAAAACAAAGCATCAGATGAACATTGATAATGATTAATTCTTTCAAACTTAGCAGAACATTCTAAACAAAAGCTACAACAAGCAAAGAAAAACTTTTTCTTAACAATAAGTTGTAATTTCTTAATAGAGAAAGCAAATAAATCTTGAGGCTTTAAAGTACAATTACAAAATACACAAGAGATAGAAAGCTTTTCTAAAGGTACTTTACAAGCTGCGCACAAAGCTTCTAGATTTGTTGGAGGTTCCAT